CTGAAAAAGCTTGATCTCGTACTCCGGTTCCAAATTTCTTAAGGTGTGCAGTTAATTCCTTTAGCTCACCTATATTCTTAAGAGCTACAAGTGCTTCAGCGAGATTTCTTTGAAGCTCTGGAGATATCCCTTTCTGAGAAGGATCTCTTGCTGCTTGTTTGAAATCCTCTCGTAAAGTAGTCAAAATCTGAACTACTTTCTCGGTATTAGCTTTATCGCCCTTTAATAAATCAACAACCTTACTTAACTCGTTGTTGTTGTTTTGTGACAACTTGTCAATAGCTTTAGTCAGTTCACTTATAGCACCTGCTGAAATGTCTGAAGTAGACATCCCTTGAGCAGGAGATGCAGGACCAGACATAAGAAACTGGCGAGACAGTTCAGCCATTAGCTAAATCCCTGACCTCCTAATGTCGCCATACCAACGTCAGAGAAGATTGGACCAGAAGGTGACTGGGATGGACTTATCATTGTAGGATGGGGCAGTGCCTGTGGTCTCTCTTCCTCATGGTCTTCAGTTTGAATACGATGTGCTGTATCATCTAACATCGCAATTCCATGATGCATATCAGATGCAGTAGGCATATCACCTCTAATATCTAGACTAGCACGTGGTCCAGGAATATTGATATTCCCACCTTGCGGGGCTTGTGGTTCTCTTCTGCCCATATTAGGTTGAGGCCCAAGATAGGGAGAAGGCAAAGGAGACGGAGAAGATGACTGAGCAGCAACTGCAGAGTCTGGAGGAGAAACAGGTATTACATCTTTCCATTTTGGTGCTTTGCCCTTTCCAGGGTCCGGTACACGAGGCCATGGCATATCCTGATTTACACGGGATACGTTCTCCTGGTCTGTTCCGTATATCGCTCTTCGATAAGTTTCTTCAGTATATGGTAATGTACTTGATCCTCCTTCGTGCCCACTCTGAGCCGTTTGAAACGCATACTGAGTATCTTTATTAGTTAAATCCAATTTAGTATCAGGGCTTATACCTAAGTGCTTACTTAAGTTAGCGATGTATTCAGGCTGACCCCTATCTGCCCACCCACCAGTAATTATTTTACGTATAGTATCCTTTCCTTCTGAACTGTATTTTAGAAGAAGCTTAGTTTGAGCTTGAATACCTTCTTCAGGAGTATTATACCGAACATAACGCCCACCTTCACCAGGACTTCTAACATCCCCCGTAACTCCTCCCATATAAGGATCACCCTGTTGAGCTTGCTTCCTCATATCACTTATAGCTCCCGGATTATTCATTCTAATAGAAGCATGTATATAACCTGGACCTTCAACTTGTTTTCTAAGAACTTCCTGATTGACATTAGGATTACCAATTGGAGATACATACTCAGAAGGCACAGTTTCTCGAAAACCCTTAGATTCAGCAAAGCTACCTGAAGCTCCAGCCCCACCAGCAGCACCTCCTTTTCCCTTGACAGGAGTAACAGTAACAGGTGAATCTTTTGCTTGAACCACGGAAGGTTTAGTTACAACTTCGGACCTATCACGAGAACGAACATGTTCAGGTCCTCTCTCACCAACAACAGCCTTCTTATGAGGAGGAACATTCCCACCTTCAGCTAAGAATTTAACACCACCACCAACTACGATATTGCCTTTTTGAAGTGTTCGCAATATCTCAGCTAACAATTCAGTCTGCATCTGCATAAACTTTATAACTGTATCAGCTTTCTGTTGATCAGCCGAGACTGCGTCAAACCCTCCAAGAAGATGCACACCTCCTTCTATAGGACCAGTCGAAACAGAAGAGTTAGATTGCGATGCAGGAACAGTATCGGAAGGAACTGTGTTTGGATTAGTGTCAAATGATGGAGTTGTCCTACTTAGTTTTTTCAATTCTTCTTCGTCGTCAGCAACAGTCGACTTACCAAAAATTTTATTATAAAGCCAAAACAGACCCGCACCGATTAAGGCTCCGCCCAACCCAACAACCAATCCCATACCTAAAGCTTTACCAATACTAGGAAGTTTTTTCAATAGGGCTGTAGCTAAAGCAGTTTTCATAATAGCTTCATCAATGCCTTCACATCCTGCGTTACCGCCAACTATCGATCCACTAGCCGACATAAAACCACGCTGCTTTACAGTGTGTGGAGAAAAGAACCGATGAATACCTTTAAAAACACTAATAGTTAGATGGAATCCTTCCTTAAGAACGTGGAAAGTTTCTTTGATAGCGTGAGCGTTTTCTTGTGCTGCCTTTACTAGTAATCCAAGTCCAGGATCAATAGCAGTAGCACCTACTGTTACACCAGTACCTACAACCCCTTTACCTGTTAGAGCCTGATTTCCTGCACCAGTTACAAATTTCTTAAGATGTGCATTTAACTCCTTTAGTTCACCTATGCCTTTGAGAGCTACGAGTGCTTCAGCAAGCTGTCTTTGAAGTTCTGGGGTTATACCTTTCTGGGAAGGATCTTTTGCTGCTTGTATAAAATCTTGTCGTAAGGTAGTCAAGATCGCAACTACCTTCTCGGTATTAACCTTATCACCCTTCAATAAGTCAACGACCTTACTCAATTCATTCGTATTATTGTTTGACAATTTATCAATAGCCTTAGTCAACTCTGCTATAGCACCTGATGCAATATCTCCCATAGGGATAGGGCCAGCCGTAAGAAACTGGCGGGAGAGTTCAGCCATTATTTCTTACCAAGACCATTGACTTAGAAAGATAGGTCCAGTACAATGACACAGCTACATTTAGGAGGCATAAGATGACCAAAGATCTGGACGGTGAGATATGGAAAGATATCATAGGCTGGCCCTTTCACCAAGTCTCAAATAAGGGTCGGGTTCGAGCACTACCTGGTGCTTTCGTAAGAAACAAACAGATTAATATAAGATCGAACTCAGAAAACAGTGGCGTGATCGGTCCAACAATGGGTACATGATAGTCAGCCAAGGAAAACAAAAACATCCGATCCATATACTTGTATTAAGTACATTTTATGGTCCATGTCCCCCTAGAAAAGAATGCTGCCGTCATTTAAATGGTGATTCAACTGATAATAGATGGCCTGAGAATCTTGAATGGGGGACTCAAAAAGAAAATGTAGATGATAAAGTTAGGCATGGAGTCCACAATAAGAAGGAACGCAATGGTAGAGCTAAACTTACACAAACTGACATCAATAACATTAGAACACGTCCGTACCATTATGGTATCTATTCGGAACTAGCAAGAGAATACAATATATCAGATACCCAAATTCATAGAATACGCAATAAACTTCAATGGTAATTATTTTCGGCCGACTATCGACTTAAAAGGAGCTTGTCCAGAAGATGATTCTTGTTCTATCTCTAGGTTAATTTCATGCTTCGCCTCCTCCAATATCTTAGCAGCTAGATTAGCAGGTACCTTAGGAACAACCATGGTCCCTGATTGATATACGTCAGGCTTTACCGTTTGCTTTATCGTCTGTGGGGACTCATCGACGCTACTCTCGCTTCTAACTCTTGCTTCACGTTGGCCAGTTCCTCCAACTCCCGTTGGTGGCGTTTGTGGAGCCACAGCAATTTTTGAAAGGACATGCTCCTTTGCTCGCTTGGCATCAGCCTTAGATGCTTTATGAGGAAGTATTCTAATTCGTACAGCTGCTGAGTCGGTATCAGTGGGAAAGAATTCAAAGATTGAAAATCGAAAGGAAACTTTCTGGTCAGCCCCACACTTGTCACACCTACAATCCATAATGTTATCTGGACCGTATTTGAAAGCTCTCTTGAACCCATCAATCACAAAGATGTCTTCTGGAGTGAATACTTTATTGACAAAATCCCATTTTTCGAGAGGATCGTAGTTGCTGTCCAACTCCATCATGCAAAGAAGCTCAGCTTTCCTAAGCTGACCTTCATTCGGGTTTTCTATCTGGAGGGCTTTGATTTGATCAGCAGCACGCACGTCATCGGTCTCCTTTGGGAGACGGAAGACGATCGGTAGTCCACAGGGGAGGTCGAGTGTAGCACCATCGGCGGGATAGTCGTCTGGGATGGATGGTGACACTATCTTGGTGAGATCAAGCTTGGTCAGATTTGGACTGCTACAAGCTGGACAATTCCATGGGAGATTATACGGGAAATTCATATAGGAGTTAACGCGATGCCAATACATTGTGAAAAGAAAATCAGGCTCATACATATCTTCAACAGTAATGCCTTTAATCGTATTACTGACAAGATTACGAAGGGCAGTTAGAGATCCCGTCCTACGAACAATGTAATAGGACTCGACTTCCATCGGACCAAACTGCCTAATAGATATATCTGATGGATAAAGTCTTGCACCGGGCAAAGTGATGGGAAAGTACTGCACTGTAACCCTCCATTATTCTTACAGTTGATTTTTACGATGGTCCCCAACCTATCCGTGTAAGCACCTACGGAAGGCTTGGGATAGGTTCGGCTAGGAGCTTGGCTACCCTGCCGCTCGATCGATTTGACGCATCACAGGCTTCCCCTTGCAGGGAGAAGGGCTGTCAATGGATGACCTTGGACAAGCCACCTAGTAACTCTGAGGCAATCCAGAAGGCAACCGATAGGGCAAGGAAGTTCCAAGGTGGGAAAGCCCACCGCGTCGCGATACAAGCGAATACGAAAGAAAACACTAACAGAATTAAACCAACATTCTGCATAGTAGTAACCTCTCACTTTAGAGACTTAGTCTCTGAACGTTATTAAACTTGAAGGCTGCACCACCAGGAGTTATCCTATTCTGCTGTGCTTTTATAAGATTCTGAGAAGCCCCTTCTTCTGTTGCTGAATTAGTAAGAACTCGATTCACTGCAAATGATTGAGCAATCGCTGTTCTACCTGAAGGTTCATAGTCCAGACGCAATGGCGCCATAGTAGTGGGGAAACACTGTTGATAAACAATCCTATATGTAGTTTCATTCCCATAGCTTTGAAGGATAACTGTTATATCTTGTAGATAACCATCCTGTCCTTCAGGATAATTATAAGTACCATCGTCTAAACCTGTATTGATATTATAGTTTCGTATTTTCTTCTTCCAAGCTAGTATGTAGTCTATTGGAGTCATGAACTCATCACCGTAAAATAGTAAACGTAATTCAGTCGCATCAAAAAAGTCTGCTTGGAAATGATGTCTACCGCCGATAGGATGTGCAACTGGTGACGTATTATCAAAACCAGGTTCTATAGACTGAACAATAGGAACTCTCACAGCACCAAACTTAGGCAGTTGGACTGTAAACTTCCAGACCCGATGTGGTTCTGGAACCGGCTCTCCATTGAAGGTGTATAAGGTTATTATACCGTCAGTACCAGGAGTACCGGAAAAGTTATTGGCAAAATTTGGAGATGGTGTTGGAGTCGGAGTAGAAACTATTACGTCAGAAGCAGCTACATTAGGCATAGGAGGTAATGTATTAGCCATGATGTATAATCCTTACCCAGTCTGCAACCCTTGTCCAGAAATAGCGTCCATATCACAATAGTCAAAACTCCAGGTGATATCCGGAGCTACAGCTGTACTTTGAGCCATCTGAAGAGCGATGGCAGGGTTGGCAATAGGAAATAGTCCATACAGGTAGTTGGCAACTATAGGATTGTTCGGGTTGTCGTACATCTGGATCTTGGCAGTAGATTGGATAGTAGTCTTGTTAGCACCTACCCCTGTAATCCAGTTGTATGCTGTCTTCATCCATGAGGCGATTGCAATGCGTATTTCCGAGTTGGTACCCTCGACCAACGTCGTTCTCCAGGTGTGGCTAAACCTGACTCGTCCACCATAGACAAGAGTAAAGCCAGCCAAATCTATTGGCACTTGATCAAGAGCAATTCCAGGTAATTCAGTCGCAGTACATCGAAGACTGAGTAACTGGGAGGAGATGCCACCTCGTGCTGGACTAATCGTCATTTGGAATTGGTACCTGATCTTCGCTAGAGTTCGCTAGGCTCTAACCGTTCCTCAGAGGAACTGCTCATAGTTACCTATGAGAGGAGACTATATCATCAACCACTTGGGTTGTGTGGTACTTCGGACCGCTTGGTCCTACTCCCTTTCGGGATAGTCGTTACACGTTCCCTTTTTACAGGGCTCCGCTCGGTATTGTCCTAGCTTACGCGACTAGGAGTTCCACCGAATTCTCCACATTGTCATTAGCGAATTGCTTCACTACGGGGCTAAAAATTCAACCCTTTAACGGATCCACCAATCCTTGCACGTCATTGATAGAAACTGGACCTGCCATTATCGTACTCCTCTCTGTTCTACCGTTTGACATGGTTTGGTGTCCATGTGACGCTTGCCCCAAGGACCTCCAATAGTACGACCACAAGAATCACACGTGTACCACTGCTGACTCAAATGGTTTCCATTAGCAATGGCTGCCTTAACCCGATTTCTTGCCATTTTTGCAAGTTCCTCTGAACTCTTAATTTGGCTATTATGAGTACCTTTAGCCAACTGGCTATAGTTGATCTGTCTCATTATCTCCGGGTTCTTACTTGCATGATTAGGACCAGCAAGAGCGGCCTCTCGCCCTCTAGCAGCACCCTCTAGATTATTATCCCGCCACTCCTCCCACCTAAAATTCCACCTGTTGTTCTCGTGATCAAAGACATAACCTTTCGAATGATCATATCGACCAACAGACGGACATTCCATAGCCGGTGGGACTGGCCCGATAACTTCCGTCCAAAGATAGAAGTTTTCTTCTTCAAGCTCAAAATCACAGCCTACGTCTTTACCTCTCTGTATCATATCGCAAAAACGTTGGTACAAAGGATGAGACGAGTATCCAGAATACTTTCCTGTTTTCCTTGACATGGTTTCCCCTTAGTGTTACAGCTATATCTTATTGCTGTGCTATAGAAAGATTGAAGCCACGTTGTATTACCTGAAAGTTCGCACCAGTCGCTGTTATAATGTTTTGCAACTGAATGAATTCCGCATCCTTCTCTGGTTGTAGATACACATCCACATTCAATTGGTTCGCATCTATGATCTGTGGAGTATTGTTACTTTCATTACAGACCGTCTTGAATGTATAGACGCCGTTTTGAGCTTGCACTGTAGTAAGATATTGATTGATAGCAGTTTCAATATCCAACCGAGTATATTGATTGTTCAACTCAAAGAGCTTGTACTTCAGAAACTGTTTTGCCGCACGCTCAAAAGTGATAATCAACCGCCTGACATTGATCCTATCCAAAGCAGAAGGCTTAGATTGCTGTGTCTTCTGACCAAAAATGACGATACCGTCCCCTGGAGAGAAGATGATCGGGTTGATGTTGACGGGATTACCGTACAGCGCTTCGATCTCCCCCTGCTGATCATAACGAACGGTCACGTCCATAGGCGGTAGTGTCTCTGACCGCAATACCGCTCTATTGTAACCAGCAGGGGCATACCAAGGGTAAGTCACCCAGTCGGTACGGGCAAAGACCTGAGCAGCAAAACCGGATGGAGGAATTGGTAGATTTGGAATATCGTTATAACTATCGTAACACTTTATCCAAGGCGAGTACAAAGCCGTGAAGCTGGACTCAATATTCTGGTAGTTCAGTCTCCAATCAGACGCATAAGTAATAGGAGATATCTCAGTACGGTCGAAAGGTATGTCAAAGATAGCAAAGCAGTCACGACGTTTCTCAGCAAGAGCTTGGATGGACTCTTGCACCGACCAGTCATCGTCAGAGACGTAGCCGCCATTTATCAGAATATTGATATCAACAACCGCTTGATTGGCATATAGCTGCCAAGCCTGGATGATATCGCCAGACGTAATAGCAGTACCATCGTCCCCTTGAGTAAAGTACACAGGATAAGTGGTAAAGGCAGGCATTACTGTATTGGGGATATCTACGTTATCTAGGACTCTTATATAGTTTGAGAGACCGTTAATCCTGGTCTCCAAATACATATTATTTCCATAACCATCTTTCTGGTTAGGTATTCGAGAGACTTCCCAGACCTCTTTGGTAATGTGTACTCCACTCGACGTTTCTTGAATGACGAGTCTGAAAGCGGTAGGGTCCCAGGCAACAGGCTGAACTTGGACACTAATATTATTGCCCCATTTGCCAGGATTTTCTGCGTAGATCATAAAGCAAGTATGAGTAGTGTCCGAACCGTTGAATTTAGCAGAGATAGGAACACCTGTCCCCGGAGCTACAGCAAAGGTAACTTCAAGAGCACCAACCTCAGGCTCCAAGATACCAGTTGTGATCCCCTGGCCAGTAACATTCCCTAAGCTATCTACTACGACAGGAATAACTGTCGTGCCTATATGAATCTCCTGAAGGGTGACGATCGGTGTAGGAGACAATGTTGCAGCAAAAGTTGGATTACTATTGTCTCCAGTTCCAATCACCTGTGTCATATTGACTGGGAAGGCATCTGGTGCCTCACTGAGAACGCCTTCACCTAATGGTGTAGTAGGATTGTCAGAGACATAGGTAGCCGAAATGGCTTGATGGTTAGGAGGAGGCGTATTAAAGGTAACGTTAATCACACCAGAAACATAATTGATAGTGCCACTAGTAATACCAACACCGAAAATGTTACTATCGCCAGAAACTGACATATACCTAGCAGTGATGACGGTATTAGACACAGGAGGCGATGCAAGCTGGATAGTAAGACTACCCGTTTGCTTATTGAGGAACCCGGAGGTTATTCCAACACCCGTGACATTGCCAAGAGAGTCGACTGTAACATTGATCTGAGTATTACCATTCATAATAGCAAATAAAGTACTGATAGGCGCACCAGACAAGAAACTGGTAAACGAAGACGTAGATCCGTCACCTAGTCCAAGCTGCTGTTCCTTATAAACCTGAACGGGCACGTCTCCAGAGCCAAAGTTAAGGCTCGTAAGCGACACAAGAGGAACCATAGGCAATATACCAGCAAAAATTCTGCTAGTACCATTCGCTGTAGAAAACTGGTTAATAACAGTTTCAGTAAGTCCTGCCTGATTAACCAAAACACCTGCATATCGACCTTCGACACAAATCCTTGTGAAATATAACTGAGTCATTTCCTCTAGAGCACAAATACCACAGTACATCGCGTAACCATAATCCGTATTAGGCTTACCATTAATCGTAGTAATCCCACCAACATTGGTAAAAAGCGCCCTCTTGTTGACAGGACCTCGCTCTGCCTGTCCAACAATAGCTCCTACAGAAGTAGCTTGGTTTTGAACAATTGCTGATAAGTCAACATCTCGCGCATAAACTCCTGGAGCAATATAGACGGCCATGTTTGTCTCCTAGTCCACAGAGAATTTGAATAGTATTATCTATAGACCACTGTACTGTAATACTCGGGTAGCCCATTGGTGTTATCTGTTCGGAGGTTGGTCGACTAGTTTTCTCTGACTTAACCTGACACCTTTGGGAAGTTTATCAACAGGCGAAGGAATGGTTGTGTGTTTCTTTGGAGCAATCCAGTAGGTTTTCCCATCTCGACCTCGGATAGTCCTCTGCACTTCAGTTCTGTTGTAGAGAGTAGTAGTTGTCATCGCATCATCTCCTAAAAGCTTCACCTATTGACATAGAAGATTATTACAGTGAAACTTCCACATAGGTCCTCGCTTAGCCACGCCACACCCCGGACAAGTAGTAAACCGTTTGCTAATATGATTTAAACTTTCAATTGCAGCCTTCTGAGCTACTCCAGTCTGACACCCAGCTTTACCAAGCTGATTGATATGAGTCCCAGCTTCCAACTGAACCATAGCACTTTTGCGACCTGCACTAGCGAGATTTTCCGGGGTCATCGTCTTGAACGGAGTCGTCCTAAGCGCAGCCTCTCTACTATTGTCACTCTTTGGTTGCCATCTAAAATTCCATCTATTCATTTCTATATCATAAACATAGCCTTTCTTGTGATCATATCTACCTACAGTAGGAATTTTCATTCCAACAGGGATCGAACCTATTACTTCCAGCCACTTGTTGAATAATTCTAAACATCCAGTGAAATCACACGGTATCCCCAGCTTCTTAGCTCTCTTTAGCATACTACGGAAGTACTCATAGTAAGGATGAGTTTTATATCCATCATTCGTTATTTCTAAAGGTAGTTCGTCAAGTACTTGATAGCTTTCCATAGATACCATCCTTAGTTTATAGCTATTTTTGCGGTTCTAATGGAGTGTTACTGTCAATTATCATCTCATCAATCTTAATAGTAGGAGGAGTTGTGGGTTCGTTGTAAGTAAGATTAATCTTTTCAATACGTTTAGCCGGTTCAGATTCTCCAAGAATACACCTACACTCAAATGGGAGTAGAACCGAATATAGCGGACCCTTACCGTTTATTTTATCAGCTATATTAGGCACTCTGTCGTATTTAGGATTACCCAATTCAATCCTATAAGGAGCAATGATCTTCAAAATAGCTGAGGGGTAATCGTAGCCTTTCGACTTGTCTCTAATACCTTTTCTATACAACCCGTCAAATAGAGATTCCATGACTTCCATATTAGAATCATATATTCTAAGAGTATAAAGCAAGATAGCTGGGACAACGAGAACCTGTATATCAGGATCACCAGTAGGCTCACCAGGGTGACTACTTAACCAAGGGTCCCATGGACGCAGTGCATGTTCGTAGGTACGATGAACGACTTCACCTGTATATCTATTGAAGAAGGCAAACGGTAATATCAAGTTAGGCGCTACATCCGAACCTAACTTCAATTTATACTGATAAACCGCCATTGCTAGATCATCAGACGGAGAATAAATAAGCTGATTAGGATCAGTCCAATAATTTGGCGCAATGTAGTTCAGTAGTTCAAAAATTCGAGCCTGAAGCTGTTTGTTTATTTCGGATAAGGTAGAGAGGCTTTGTTCTGGGATAGCGTCAACAGGCGTATTCGTATCAGGTTGAGAACGAAGAGGATCATTTTCACCCATCATCTTAATGGGCACAGTACTTGACGGCCATCTTCTTATATAAGGATCAGACGACATACTTAAAGGCGTAGTACCTGAAAACCATGGTCCAGTAGGGCTATACTTCGAAGGCTTATACGATCTTATCGAAGGCTTAGTTATCTTAGGGATCATTATTCATGACCACCCTTGACTGAGCATTAATGGTAACAGACGCAGCTACACCAATCGGCTCACGTACAGGCGAGAGCTTGGCAACTCTGGCATAGACGTGTTCTATATGTTTAACTTCAGTACTAAGAACACGCCACCATCTATTCTGTATATCACCGGAGAGCGATCTAACTCCAATCTTGATCACAGAATCATTTGGCACATAATCAGTAGTCTTAACCAAAGCTTCGAGCGGCAACTCAGGTTCGACACAGTAACCTAGTATGTCAATAACCTGGTAATATTTATTATATTGAGGGACTACTGCAATGTCATCCTCAGGTAAATACGAGGAAACAAAGTCACCATAATAATTTATTGAGTTCTCAACATCAGGTCTTCTGATCTTGGTAAGAACTCCCATAACGTCTATTTCAGAATCTCTACGAGCAGCCTGATAATCAACACTACGATTGGCAAGCTGGCGGTAGGACATTATTTATACTTCGTCCCTGCCAGAGCATGAAATTTTGAATGATCAAAACGTGGGTTACTTTTAGCATAGACCACGGCCATGTGATCAGCCACATCCTGACGTTTCTTAGGATCTTCTATTGTACGAATAGCGTCTGCTGCACCCCGAAAATGTTGTCTAGTAAATCTTTCATATAAAACTTCATCTTCAGTACTATTAATCTCTTTCAATTGAGTTTTGCTAATCGCCCCAGTTTCAGTAAACCAATATGCTGAACCCTTGGGACAACTCTCTGAAGCATATCTCTTGGCAACAGCCAAACGTTTAGTTTCAAAATCACTTCTCGGGCTCTTCATCAAGTCAACCGTAGTTGACTCCAGCAAAGCATTAGCCTTGTATCTCTTCACTTCGTAAATAGAATTCCCCACCTTTGAAACTACATATGTGTCCAGCGACATTGAAGCTACTCCCGATTTGATTGTCCTATAAGTGTCACTTACCCCGAAGCCTATCAATATCCTTATTAGTTTTCTTCATCCACTTCTTCATTTTCTTGCCACTTCCCCAAGTCGCAGCAAGCTCTTCTGGACTAGCATCATATGACTTCCTGAAACGTCCAAAATCCTTACCAAACTTCTTCTCACCTACGCCATCCTGAGACTCATTCGCACCACCATCTCCTGCACCTCTATCTGAACCCACTGGTGGTTGTCCGTCAAGACTGCACACGAGTGCACCATTGACCATCATCAGTCTGCCAGGTTGGCCATGCATTTCGCACGGGTCACCTTCACAAGGCATAGCATCACCCTCAGTCAGACACGTAAACAACACTTGCTCTTCAGACTCTTTGATCTTACAAACAAGGTTATCGCCAATCTTGCAAAGCTCTCCCTTCTTACCGTCCTTCTCACAAGCATCACCTTCCTTACCTTGTTCAGTAACTGTTTTGTATCCAGTGTAGTGTTGAGTATAGCTAGTATTCTCAATCACACAGCAAAGATCCTCCCCAATCATTTTTAGAACACCTCTGCTATCTGGTCCGCAGACATCCCCCTCCAGAAACACTTCATCAAGGTCAAGGTCATCCTCATAAGACTCTTCGACCATACAAACGAAACTATCACCTGACTTCTTCAATCTACCTTTCTTACCCCTTGCCTCGCAGGGATCACCTTCCTTCTTTTCATCGTTACCATCATCTTCCACAAGGAAGTCATCGTACGGAGTAGGTTTAGTATAAAAGCTCTCAACAAGTTTCTCTTCATCAGGCCTTCTCATTGAAATTTCTATGTACGAGTCCTCGTCCTTTTTGACGGTGTTATAGCTGATCGAAACCGGAATTGTCTCTAGTATATTGTATAAAGAATACGGTGCAGCCCCATTGATAGTAACTCTGATTGAGCTATCCACCACCCGAACTTTCCAGTCTTTAGGAGCAGCCTCAGCAATCTCGCCACAGACGTAACCTAGAAGCTTGTTATCTATATCATTATAAAGAGCCTCTGGAATGACGAGATACCTGTTCTCTTGAAGTTTGTTCTTCTCACGTACTGAGATAATATTAATGTCCTCGACCTTGATCTTTGATGTATCGATCCTGTCAAACTCAGAAAATGTTTTCAGTTTCTCCAGAACGGTAAGGTCTTTAGCGAGAGACTTGACTGGGATGCGAACATGCGTGATCCCATCCTTGACATAGGTCTTCTGCAATGAAGACTGCTTGTTACTGAGATAAGCAGTCATCAGGTCGGGACTAACATTCTCCTTCAACAATGCATCAGTCATACTAATATCTACAACGCCGATAACTGAGGAGAATTGGTTTTCGAAGAAAAGGTTCTCAGTAATGAACTTCAGGTCTTCCAAACGAGTGAATTTCAGATACCGAGTTTCTACCTTGGTAGTCTTAACCCTCTTGGAATCAGGGTCTTTTTGATCTGATAGTTGTTCCACTTCCACAAGTCGATGATGTACGATTATTGGATCATCATTTTTATCGATCTCTAATTGAATATAAGCTCCCTTATTGTAAGTGATCCTGTCACTCTTAGTTTCGATAACCAGGGCAGTACCCGTATAAGTGGATAACTTCATTTGATTACTCCCTAAAAGCGTCCTTTTCAACGGTGAAGTTAGGCATTGTTAACGTCATCCTTTTAGGGTACAATGCGTGACGATCGAACGCTCCAACTAGAGGTTCAACCATGAGTCCCAAAATCGTAGACCTCACGGACCAACGTTTTGGTCGCCTAGTAGTTATCAAGATTGCTGGTCGAGACAAGCGCGGTAGAGTACTCTGGTTATGTCATTGCGACTGTGATACCGACAAAACAATCACTAGCTGGGACTTACGTTCTGGCCAAACAACTTCGTGTGGTTGCTGGAAAAGGTCTCACGCAAAAACCCATGGACATGCTAGTAGAAAAGGGCAAACAACAGAACATTCCACGTGGTCAGATATGTTGTCCCGATGTCGTAATCCTCATGCTACAGGCTATGAGGATTACGGTGGTCGTGGTATTACCGTATGCGAACGTTGGCATTCCTTCGAAAACTTTCTTGCTGACATGGGTCCAAAACCAAAAGGATATACACTAGAACGTATCGATAACGACAAAGGTTACGAAAAGAGTAATTGCAGATGGGCGACACGAAAAGAGCAAGCTAACAACAGAAGAAAGAAAACCATTATTCTGACTGAGCCACCTCAAACGGTCTAATCGATGTGATTTTGGCCACATCACTAAAACGCTTTTCAACTCGCATAGGAGTAATCTGTCTAGGTTCTATCAAACTAGCACACAGACTCATCTCTCCACTGTCCTCTGCAACAAGCTTAAACGTTGCCGGACTTATCATACCCATAACATCAGAAAGAGCCGTATTGTGCTCAATTTGAAGTACTGTACCACCATTACCTATAAAGGCATTGCCGTCAGGATCAGACACAAAAGAGCAAGGCTCGCTTTCTCCAATAACACATGTACCTTTATCAGTAGAAATCTCGAATGACCGTATAGCTACAAAGTGCGGATCGTTCATTTCTACGATTAACATATCCACCTATCCAATTACCACCCATCCAATTCCATCCCTATAACCAGCAAAGACTTGGTTTACTCCTCCGCCAGCTGTAATAACTTGTCCTTGATTTTTAGTATTTGAATCTGAAATCGAAGCCATCATTCCAAAAACAGGTGAAGCAGGTAATTGTGCAAATGTCATTGGAAGATTATTAATTATACCTACAACACGAATATTAGCTCCAACATTCAAATAACCACCAATACCAGCACCTCCAACTATTACAAGATCACCGGTAGTAGGTGAAGTTGAAGCTGTTCCAGTTCCACAATAAACAGTAGAACCATCGAAAGTTAAACTAGGATCACCAGTAAGAACACCCCCAGAATTAAACTGAATAGACTTATCAGGGAGACCAGGAGGAGCGGGAGGCCCCGTAGGTCCTGGAGGACCTGGAGGTCCTTCAACTCCACCTGGCTGAAATATAGCTTCGCTAACATCGTGAAGAACAGTCCGAAGCTCATTTAGCTGAACACCACCCAATATATTTGAGGGTAGGTCAGCATCAATTTGTGCATCAAGATCATCTTGTGTGATAGCCATCAAGTCACCTATTCTTCTGTAGTCCAATTGCCAGACGCATCGACAATAAGTGGCTGTTGAAAATCACCCCAATCTTCTCGATAAGGAATGAATTTACCAAAAGGACATGGCCAATTATTCTCAGTCCAAACAGAGAAAGGAGTGTTATTCTCTAAAGACCACTTTACTCCTGCTAAAATCTTCAACTGTGTATCGACTTCTGACAATCTATACTCAGGTTTAATTTCAACAACCTCTTTTGATTCATCAACATACTCGACTACAATATCCGGATAATAATTATGTTCTCGCCCGACTGTATGGTAAGGTATTCGAATAGATTCCGTAGAATAAGACTTCACTTCAGGAGAAGAATCTAGATATTTGTACGCCTTTAATTCCCAAGTAGACCTGTAGTAAATATGACCAGCCTTAGGAGAATCATGCCAACCGAATGTGCCTATTGGAGACTTTTTAATGTTCTCTCTTATCACACCTGTCATGTAATCACGATATTCTGGATCTTCCCAGTTCTTTAGATTCATCTCAGTAAATTGCTTAGACCTTCTAAGAGAATGAGATTTTGCAAACTCTTCATCTTGATGAAGTTTAGTCATCCTCTCAGATGAATTAGAAGCTACCATAGAAGCAAACGTAGGATCATTCCATTGATACTGCATATGACAGTTTTTAGAACAAAAAGTTCTCTTACTGCCATTTGACTTATAACCAGCTTCGTTATTACAAGAAGGGTTTTTACATTTCAACGTCGGACCATATATCTTAGAAAGATCTCTCATTGTTATGCTCCTATCCTTTTGTAAAAGTCTGAATTCTGTAAAGTTGCTGCTAATAGTAACTGATGCTTGCATAAACCCGGTATATTATGAGGGTTTTTAGGAGGATAACGTTTGTCATCCGGAGGCGTACGCCGAACGTAAGGTTTAAACCTAGTCCCAAACGAAGCACCATGAGCCATGTTAGGCCAAGCAAACCAGAAGTAATATGCCTTGCAGGAACACCTACCTCCAACTTTGTTAAGAGGACTAGGAGGCTCTTTCTGTGTGTCAACACCATAGAATGCAAACTGTACAATATAGGCTAGCTGCGGTAAATAATCAGGTGGCGTAGCTCTGGTAGTTCTCCCGGATGCTCTAATCGTTGAAGTAACTACTTTCATTTTAGAACCAACGAAAGTCGTTACTCGTATACTCTCGACAATATTTTCTCCAGAAGCGTATTTGATCATAGCAGTTGGTAGGACTGCTTCTGTACCTTGTACCAATTGTAACAGATTTGGCATGAGTGTTACATCCTATATACGAGACGTATAGTCTACCCCTACGGTATGTGGTGTACCCCCGACCGGGTTAGAGACCGGGCCACCGCTGTCATCTGAATGGAAAGCGTTGCCCTTCTTAGTCTTAACAACTCGACCTTTCAAACCCGGCTTACCTATAATCTTCGTCACCCCGTCATGACCATAAACTTGGTGACTTGGAATCATTGCTGTAGGCTGGTTAGGCCCCTGCTGGACCTTCCAAAAACCAGAATGATATCCGTACAAATATGCACCGATTTGACCACTTTGAGAAGTGTCTTCCAAAACCTTTAATACGTGAGACATTCTCTTACAATCTCTTTAGGCCAAGTTTCCTCTGTCCACACAGAAAAATTCATACCTAAGTTCTCAGCCCAAATCTCTCCTGCCCTGATTTTAAGCTGAACGTTAAGATACCTCAAAAGTTTCCTAGGCTTAATTTCCACCAGATCAGGCGCTCTGTCATAATATTCCACTAGTATATCTGGCCAATAGAGCCGATCCACTCCAGAAGAATCAATATATGGAACCGTAAAAGGCTCAAATGTATACATCTTAACCCTCGGACAATCGTCTAAGCCAAGACAGGCATCTCTCTCCCAACTTGATCTATAAAATACTCTACCAGCCTTAGGGGAATCATGAAAACCTTTAAAATGAGGAACTCCTAATTCAGATCTACGTGCTCTGAACTCAGGATTAGCCCAATTCTTCTCATTCATCTTACGAAATCGTTCTGACGCTAGCTTTGACTCACGTTCTCTATATGCAGGGTTTTTCCAGCGTATACGCAATGCCTCGGATATCGCCTTCTTATGTTCTTCACTTACTGCATGACTGCCATATTTATTACCAAGCATGTTAATACGGTGTTTTTCTGCTGTACCTTCCAAATAAGGTCTACCGATATTCTTACAAGAATTACAACAATATCTTCTTTTACTATAAGGTAAAGCGACAACAGTACATCCAGCACAAAGCCTAGCACCGCAAGAAGGACAAGTTAGTGCTTTAATTGTATATTTATAAGTGTAGTCAACTTCAACAAGTTGTTCATAAGTTCCAGACCAACTACACGTGGGACACGGACCAGCGACTCCAGTAGCTTTAACATCTTGGCCTGATCTAATTAGTTCAGTTTTGTCCTCCTTAACAGGAATACCATCAATGATCAAAAATTGGTCTTCTTCCACGTATCCCTCCCGACTGTACGTTTTTTCTTTCTCATACGACCCTTCTTGAATGTATCTCCTGGCCATTGTTTAGCAAAATCGTATCTATATCGATCGTCGTCGTTACTTAGTAACTTGGTATTGATAGCACGATCAGGACCAGCTGGTGCTGCACCCCAAGTGTCTTCAAGAAACTTTAGAATATGAGACACTATATGTATTCAATCCCTTTAAAGAAATGACCGGAGCCTGTATTCTGACTAGAAAGCTTCGCATGCGCTCCACTAACTCGACCTTTTTCCATATGCGATTCAGCTTCCTTAGACGCCCCTCTCCTATATGCACCTGCTGCTCTCTCAAAATGTTCACTAGCTGTCTTATGAAGACCTGCTGCTTCCTTATGTGCACCAATATCTCCTACAGTTCTCGGAGTATTAACACGACTAGCCATCATTTATGTCGCCTTGCCAGACTTGCTGCGGACTTAGCTTCGTTTGGCCAACCAGCTTCAGTCAATTTCTTTTCAACCATTTCACGAATAATGTTTCTTGTCTCATCTTGAGATGCAGTTTGTGTAGTAGGTACTGGCCCACCTGTCATTCTTGTCACAGTTACTTCAGCTGGCAAAATATTATTCATATGGTTAGGATTAAGGAATTGATTCTCCTCATTAGAGGATACATCGAAATACCAGTTACCCATAGTACCTTGGACAGGACGAACTATGATCTTGCCAAGCCCTCCCGTCGCCCTACCAATGCTGAAATAATTAGCTACCTTGGCAAGTTGAACTCGACTGGGACAAGAGAAACGTAAGGTCACTGATTCTGTGATAACATCGTCCATGTTGGTATCCTTCGGAGTTTTCTTCCTAGTCTCCAACAAACTATTAACAGCAGATTGGGCAAATGCCAATGGTTTCATTTGAGACTCCTTGTCACTCGTCATATTTTCTGATACGATGTGTGACGACCGAGTGTTGGAGCATTCGGCCGTCACTTCATGACAACCTTATCTGGAGGTTACCATGGCTAATCGAATACATGGACATTTTGGAAGCAAAACATATCGTAGCTGGCAAATGATGATACAAAGATGTAATAACCCAAAAAACAAAGACTACAAGAACTACGGTAAACGTGGTATCAAACCGTGTGAACCTTGGTCTAAGTTTGAAAACTTTCTTGCAGACATGGGACTCCAGCCAGAAGGTCACACTTTAGAACGTATAGATAATAATGGCAACTATGAAAAATCAAACTGCAAATGGGCAACACGATCTGAACAAGCAAAAAACAGACGACCAGTATCAGAAGATACGAAACAAAAGATGAGACAGAAAAGGCTAGGGCAAACAATGTCTGAGGAAACGAAAGAAAAAATACGCATCGCAGTTCGACAGACACGGGCTAAACGCAAAGCTAACCAAGATTAAGTTTCCTGTCAACTAGTTCACGGATAATATTTCTTATCCTTATTCTTTCTTCAGATTCTCTAGGAGTCACGACACACACTAGTTTACCATTTACTATCTGCATCGTTCCTTGACGGCCAGATACTGCACAAGGATGGTCAACTTGTGAAAGCCACTCCGGTGGGACATCCTTATGGGCAGTAGTCCACTCAGGAGAATTTACATTTAGACTGCCCGGAAGTGTTGTAACTGGCACTTGACTTCCTCTCGATTAGACGATAGCCTTGACTCGCACTCCACTCCCTACCCTCTGCACACCATCCCACACGATAGCTCTAGTTTGAAAGAACTAGAGCTATCCCATTAAATCCAATCGTTACCAGAAGATGACTCATATTGCCAACTCTTTAATCGTCATCTAACATCCCCAACAAAACCACCAAGGCAACAATAGCAAGACACAGGCTGCTAATAGCATTAAACAAAGACTGTAAATCATGATCGTATCCATTGGCCATTATTGTTGATAAGTTTATCCATGGGCTTCTTTCTTCTCTTTTTCATACCATCAGGCCCCCAGGTAAAATCGAGATTGTTAGGATTTGCGACCCTAGGAATACGATGGAGGTATCTAGCTTCATCCAAACTAGTGAGAATTTTCACAATGTGGGACATATGCTATCACCTAACGTAGATTTGTCCACTCTTTCCTGCAACAATCTGGTTGGATCTTTAGCTACTTTTGGAATACGATGAGAGTATCTAGCATCAGTCAAACTAGTAAGAACCTTCAGAACATAGGACACGTTAGTTCCTCTAAATGCTTAGCTCTTATATGACGATTTATGCTAGCCGTTTGAAAATCTTCCCCGCAATAAGGACACTTTCTTTTAGTCAAACTTGGGTGTGTTCCATTTCTCAATTGAGATTTTACTCCAACTAAAGTTTGGCTGTTATGAGTTCCCTTTTCAACTTGGGCTACTACACTAGCTGAACCTCTTCTTTGAGCCGCTTCAGCAGTATTTTCATCATATTCTTCCCATCTGAAATTCCACCTGTTCATCTCAACATCAAAAATATAACCTTTGGTATGATCGTAACGCCCGACAGAGGGACACCGCATACCTTCAGGTATCAGCCCAATAATCCCCATCCATCTATCGAAATCTTCTTTACAAAAAGAAAATTTACAGTCATGACCTCTTTGAATCATGTGCATAAAATGTTTGTATAAAGGATGTTTCGAATAATCAGATCTTCTTGGTCTTCCCATTGTTATCCCCACATAACTGTCGATATCTGGTTACGATATAATTCTTTCTCTACGTCTTCTTTCAATTCATCTCTTCGCTTAGAGAGAAACGTCAGATCAAGTTTGAAATCAGCTATAACTTGAACACCGCCTCTAGCATTCAAGACTGAGGTTATGAATTCGTAAGCGGTAATCTTACGAAGCATATCAACATGTCTATTAGGAACATATGTTAGTCCTGAGTCTTCGGTAAATCCGAATGCATAGAAAACTGTGAACTGACCATAAGCGTTTGGAGTTATGAACCTGACAACCCTAGAGACCTCATCGTATTGTGTTTCTATCTCGCCTGTAATGATTCCAACCTCTGTTCTGTATCTAACAATCTCTGCAAGATCGAGCGCTCCAGGATAAACCTTATAGGAAGGATTAGGATAAGGAACTCCCAAAAGATACGAATCAATGTTATTGCCAATTGCACCAAGAGCACCATCTTCGATCCGAGTAACACCAAGAAAATACGCTTTCGCCTGGGCATCTGGGTTTCCATAGAAAGCCATACTCATAATATTATCAACGTTATCTGTTATTGTACCCTGAGCTTTAGATGAGTATTGAGTCATCCATGAATGAGGGAAAGCTGTCCAATAAGATGTAAGAGCTAAGTTAAGAGCGTTTTGGATTGCGTCGGTCTCTTCAGTAAGTGCAGCAACAATAGGATCGCCAAGTTGTGACCTTAGATAGTTCTCGATAGAGGTTAGCTTATAATCAGTATTACGTGTAATAACATCAGACATCAGGTCTTTCCTTAACGAAAGCACCCTCCTCAATACATAAAAAAGAAGGAGTAGAAGACGATTGTATACCACCTTCTACTCTAGTTGGGGAGGAACGCAGCTCTCTGTGACGTTCACTATGATGAAATGGACATAGCCAAACTACTTCTAGAGGTTTACTATAATCCTCATGATGAGCATGACTATCATTAGAGCCACAGCAGCAACATGGAGAATGAACCAACTTTCCAGAAATTAAGGCACTCTCGACTATCTTATGAGCTACACGCTTAGCCCTATTTCTTATATCCCACTCTCGTTTACCTGGATGATTCTTGTATTGACGTACCCGCGAACGCTCACATTCTCGGCACATAAACCGAAAACGCTGCTCACCTGTCTTTCCCTTTCCCCAAGGGACCAATTCTTTCTCATGTTCACACATTCAAACATTCCTGAAATAATTTCAAAGATAAATCTCGCAAACCATCAATGTGAGAGTTCTCATTTTCATAACCATTCTTGCTCTTGACAAACAAACGCAATTTCTCCCTATCCTGACAAGATTCGATTTCTTCAATTGAAGAGAAAAAAACCGAAGATGTCGTCAAGGTATCTTTGGAAAGAGGAGGAGAAACTCCAACGGTAACCTGAGTATTACTCTCAACACTTTTACTGACTTCAGGACCAACGCTAGAATCAGGTGCAGGAGAACCGTGCTTGTCCGCATCAGGATTGGTAATATCAACTGCAATACGAATAAACCCAGCTTGAATAAGTGCTACTAATTCTTTCGTAATTTGAAGCTTTTTACCCTCAGGTGGAAGATCTATTCCTTGACAGTTGATAGTACCGTGTCCAACTGGGGGAAGGATTGTGTGTACTTCACCTAGCTTAAAGTTGGCTCTGGGGTATTGACCACCAAAAGTCTGACGAGGTATTTGTAATGCCCGATCCTGTAGAGTAGTAAAAGGCATGGTCCGTCTCCACTGTTACGTTGTTCCGTAATACGCGTATGCATAGTATCCAAATAAATTTATAGCCTCCACCGTACCTCTAATATCCAAAGCTTTGTCAAGAAGATTCCTGGTAAGAACATGCGGACTATCTGGAGTCACTAGAGTATTGATCCATTGAAAGATACGAACTGTCTTAGCGGCTCTCTTTGCATTGTCGATGACGAGATAAGGATTAACTGTATGCTGTAGTGAGTTATAGATCCAAGCTTCGTCATGACCAATGACATTCAAGTTCTCTCCAATCTCAATAACATATCTAATCCCAGCTGTTTTATATCTCTCATGAACCCATTCAGGATAAGGACCAGGATCAACTACAACTCCAGTGAAATTGATACATTTAAGCAATAGAGATACAGGTCCACCACCAATATCAATTATCGAAGCACCTTTCATGTCAAAAAGAAACGGGGACTTTTGTGTCTCCGTTCTAACCAAACCCATCTTCTCAGCATATAGTAACTGTCTTACCTCTTCACCAAAAGTATTCGTACAATCTCCCCACCATTCTTTATCCCAGACAGAAATCCCCCCATCCGCCATATATTTCCCCTTAAAATTGAGGTAGGATGGAATTGGGGAAAACCAACAAAGGCAACTCCATCCTCCCCATTGAGACAGACCTTGCAGTGGATGCTTGTCTGGTCTCAACACAAGGAGATAGAGATTTGCCCAGTTAACTCTACCTCCTATTTTGAAGAGGATGGGATGCTGCCGGGTGATCCCATCCTCTTAGAGACAAGACACTAGATCAGGGAGAAAGACTAGTCTCTCGTCTCAAACCTCAGTCTACGTAGTACAAGTTCGGGTTCTCAGGAGTCACGATACTATGAACTTGATACCACTCATTAGCCATGGTCTCCCACTCTGGATTGACAACGAACTTTCTAATTCCCATTCTATCTAACAGACGAGTTGATCTTGAACCTTCTTCGTCAGAATTCAAAGAACAATCAGTGAAATCCTCTTCTATAAGTTTCCTACCTAACCTAGCCTCTAAACACCCTACACATAGACAAAATCCGCCTCGATATTCTCCATCAGGATCTTTATCCTCAGGAACAACTGAATCCCAAAGATTCTCATTTACAATATACCACTCACCCATATGATCAGTTCTTATCCCACAATCTAGACAATTTCTCCAACGCATATCATCAACAGGATGCATCTCAATATGACTAAGAAAATCCTCGTCTCTCACTTCATCTCTACAATAAGGACAAATGGCCATTTTCACATCAGGTTCTCTTTGAGTAAGATGACGCCACTTACGACCGCTACGAATTTTCCAGATAGTACCATATGAAACACCGTATCTCTTGGCCAATTTTTTGTCAGAAAAATGCGGTAGTAGATCTTTGATCTCAAGAACTTCAGACTCAGTTAGCTTTGCTTGGCTATTACGTTCACCGATAAGGTCCATTCCATGACGAGCACGATCTTCAGTATTCTCCTCCTTCGTACCCCACTTAATATTCTCAGGCCAACGGTTATCAGAACGGTTACCACTAAGATGACGACACTCTAATCCAGGAGGACAAGGTCCAACAAATGCATGCAATACAATACGATGAACATACATCGTCTGTTTGCCATGCTTAATGGTCATGTAACCTGAACTTTGACGTGACAACGTTCGAAGCTCAGTCACTCTTACTTTACGACTTCCTCCAACAACACCACTTGGAAGAACTCGAATACGTCCAAGGTTTGAAACTTGATGGAAAGGCCACTCTGCTTGATGATCATGGATAGCTTTGATGTCTTTCCAAATTTCTTCTGTCATTATTACCCCTCCAAAAACCTGGGAGGAATATTTTCCTCTCCCAAGATTAGCTTGCGATTTCAACCTCCTAATGCTATCATACCCCTGGACGATTTGGGAGGAAAATTTCCATCTCGCTCCCAAACAATTTCTTTCGTTTATAGTTAAGCGGTGTAGTTACTGACAGTACCCTTAACCATGTAGCCAGCATTGTTGACGAATAAGTCGTACATCGACATTAACCCCTGTTGATTCTGTAAAGTTGGAGCTTGGAATACTGGAGTAAAGTAAATTGGTATCCATTCGGCTAGTACGACTGCCGCGTCGCCGGCCATGTATCCTTTGTAACCGACAATGTAGTCATTGGTACCCATAACCTTGGTCGCTCTAATGACAGGAACAGTCCCATCCCTCATATGACCGACTACATAGGAACCAATAGGAGCAACTACCGGAGCACGGACAAAGCCCTTCGTGGCGGCCAACAGGTTGGTCGCATTCTGACCACCCATAATCCAGCTGATACCACCACGTCCCATGTTTGTTTGAATAAGGGACTCAGCCTCATTTACCTTCAGTTCGATATCGGCGTATTTCGATTGCCGATCGAAGTACTGAGTAGACTGTGAAGCATCAAAGTTCAAAGTAGCTTGAACCGATGCACTCTGATTGATCAGCCAAACGAGCTTGTTATCTCGTTCAATCTTCATGTACTGACCGGACAATTCAGCCAAGGTGTCTTGAACGTCAATGGCCAAGTGAGCCGATGCAGCAAGACCAGCAGCTACGGAATACGTGAACTTCAGTGGGTGGATACGAGCTTGCACAGGGACCGTAGTCAAGTTGAACTCGACTTCGTTGATGCCAGCCGTATTGGACTCCGAACTCCAGGCGTATTGGCTATAAATGTTAGATCCTGCAGTCACAGCCGAACTGAAGGTGATAGTAACCGCACCTGACGAATAGTTGACAGTATTGGTACCAGCCGAAAGCGAAGCACCGACTAGATGACCGTTACCATCATCACCAACCACAACCGACGCACCACCAATCACAGCAACGATCGAAACCGTCCTGGGAATAATAGGCGTACGGCCTAGAACAAAGGTAAAGGTCGCTACTGCAGTGGCACCTGACACTGACAGTTCATTGACCACTTCCGAAGCGTAGTCATAAGTCGCTGTCTTGAAGATTTCCTGACCAGCAATCACCGGACCAATATCACTAGCCGGTAGAGAGTTGGAGAAGATCGGCTTCATGATAAAGATTTCACCAACCTGACCATCAATCGGCTGGATATCGACTAGTTCAGTTGCAATCTGGTTTGGATAGAAGATCCGAACCACGTCGAGAACACGGGGATTCAATGCACCAAGAGAGGTCTGGACGGTAGCTTCACCCCACGCTTCCTTGGCATTCTCGATATACTGACGCGTCTTCTCGACGGCCAGCATAGTCATCGCCGCTTTCCACTGATCCCTCGGATTGTCACTCTCGAAAAGATCACTTAGACCAGACCAGTCAGAATATTTCCTGGTACGTTTCTCACGTACGTCGTAGAACCCGCCTTCATCAAACAGGCGAGCACCTTGTTTCAAGGTACTTTCCCTAAAGAATGCTGCTGCACGATCCTTGTTTTCTGACATTAACAGTGCTGGGTTAATACGTCCCGCTGTTTCCGTCAATTGCTGTAGTAAGCCCATGGTACTAAGTCCTCTATTCTCCTATGTTGTATTCTCTCTAGATTTTTACACCAATATTATTAACACTAAAGAAGAGGATCACCCCTCCTTATGTGCATCTTCACGTGATTGCCCATCTCCCATTCTATTCTAACAGTCTAAACCCACCCCGCCCGGTTCCCAGAATGAGATACAGAAGGTCCATGCCGTTTATCCATACCCTCGGTAATTGCCTGTCTGGCACTACCATTACCACGCATCCTCTCGTCGACCTTGACGGCCATACCCTTAGAGGATACATAGTTATTCTTATCACTTGCCTCTAAGAATTGACTATACAGAGTATCGACAATCCTACGCAGTACGATTGCGTTCTCAGCATACTGGTCACCTACTCGAATGGCGTTTTCAAGCGTAATCTCCAGACCCTTGATCAAGGTCCTCGCCTCACGCTGTATTTGACGTACAGTCCGAAGGGCTCTCTCAGTAATGGTACGAGCTTCTTTAGTAGTCGAACCATCGTTGAGTTTTTCAGTAGCCTCTTGAAGCTGTTCATAAATAGTTGTTGAAACATCTTCGAATGCAGCAATCTTACAATCGTATTCTTTCTTCTGAGTCTCAAGGTCTTCCGCAATGCTTTGGTAGTGAGTAGCAAGATTCTTCGTAGCCTCTAGCTCTCTGAGAGCCTTGTTGAGAGCATCCTTGTCCTTGTCAGAAGCGTAATTGTTCGGAGAAGGAGTATTCGGTACATTATTGATCTTGTCGGCAAGCGTCGTACCGTAAATCTGGTCTGTCAACGTATCCAAGGGGGATAAGTCTTTCACCCCCACCTGGACAGCCTCACGTTGTATGTTCAAGAGATCTTCTGTAATTGGCCGTGCACCTGGATTAACAGGCTTGTCGTCCTTGAAGTGCTTTGACTTGAATATTTTAATGGACTCAATAAGGTCAAACATGTCACCGCTCTCCAACTGTTCTGTGATTTCCTCGGCCTCATCAGGATCGAGACTTTCGACAGCAACCTGCATTTGACCTGGGGAGGCAAATGTCTGTGCACTTGGATTACCTACAGCATCAGTCCCCAGATAATCGTAATTCTCGACATGCTTGGTATCTTCATTGAGTTGACCCAAGCCACGAATACTAGTTCCGATAGAAGCTTTCGCTTGGACCAGAGCCTTCAAGTTCTTTCCATTACTAGTGTTGAGAATAAGCCAATCATTCATCAAATACGATTTGCCGTCTTCGCCTTTCTTAATGTAAGCATCAGTAACGATATGCGAAGCTTTGATCGGTTGGACGTAGGAGTCTTTGGGATGGTCGTCAGCTGAGCAGTGCATACGTCTGTTGGCGAAGGCATTCTCTTTCTTAAGCTTGGAGAGTGATTTCCTGATTTCTTTCTCTGAGTATGTTCGGCCGTTGCCATTCTTGACATCCAATACTGTAGCTGGAACACCCTTCAACATCATCAAGCCGGTCTTAAAAGCGGCCTCACTAACAGAAACAGGGATATCTCCGACAGAAAAGGATAAGCCAGATGACTCTATTAGAAGAACTTTACTGTCCATCTTGAGACCCTCTGTAGTAGAATTCACCGTGAAGTTCTCTTGCCCTTGCCATATAGGCTACATGAGCTTCTTCTTGAGATGAAAAACTGCCTAAATAGGTCCGCTTTCTATTAATCGCAATCGCTGCTATCCATCTACCCTTCTTCTTATGATAATGAACACCTTTTACTTCTCTATTCATCAAATTTTGACTGCGTGTAGCCTCTCTTAGATTACCAAATTTATCATTAGACGGGTTTCGATTCTTGTGATCTATTTCTTTTAGTGGCCAATTCCCCGTCATATAAAACCACGCCAATCGACTAGCTACATAATGTTTTCCGTCTATATAAATATACGAGTAACCAGCACTGCTAGGTGAACCTGCTATTGAACCAACAAGGAATCTCCTGTTCCTCTTAACTAGTCGTGTAAAAATTCCTGTCTCAGGGTCATAGTGCAAGATGCTTTTAAGGTATTCTTGAGTCAGTTCTGTCATTGTTACCTCCTACATCCACATAGTCACGTAGCGATCATAAATCTGGCACGCTGCCGTCATTCACAATAGGAACGACAGCCCTCAACAGGCTAATTCTGATTTCAACTGTGAGGATCGAAGGGGTCACCACTTTCCAAAATCTCTACAGTTTCTTGAACAGTGTTACTGATAGACACTGTCCTATCTGATATGAAATGTAATATCGCTCCAGCAGGAGGTGTTCCCTCACTTACAAATTCTATAGTATCAGGATTTACATAAATATTTCTTCCTGATATTGATGTAAGAAACATCTTTAACTTCATGATTCGTAAATTCCCTTTACATCATCCCATGGGAGTATAGCTCGAACGTCATGGTTCATTCCATATTCTCTTCCACAAGAACATCTAAGATATTCACTTTGGATACTGACACGCCTTTTAACGACGAATTTATGCCATGGCAGCACCAAGCAGAGCCACCCACGCAATCCCAGCATGACACACCTATTGGTAGTTACTGACCAATACCGAACACCTGTAGGTTGTACCTAGGATGCCTACGGGCAGGGGCAGCGATCGGAGCAGCTACGCTACCCTCGCCACGGCCAAGAGAAGGCCGAGGACAAGGTTCCGGGGCAGGGCCTTGCCTTCCCTACCCCCTTGGGATAGACTCACCCTAGGGTCTCGCCAAACCTGCCCTCACCCTCGCACGCCGCCCCCTCCCCTACCCGACCACACCACAGCACACGCCCCACTGGATCATCCGGTGGGGCAACTATATGGTCTGCATTCAAGATGATTGGATAATGAACCATCAGTGAATACCTCTCAGCAGAAGGACTATAATAACTACTATCAATATTACGCCTAGTCCTCCTCCGTAGTAGTGATACGGCGGTCCTAGATAGAAACCACCACCACCAAAAATTAGAATTAATACGATTATGAGTAGGATCAGTTCCATGGCGTCCTCCCAGCTTTCATGCTACTTTTTCCTTAGTGTCTAAAAAATCCTGTAAATCATGTGGCAAGACACCAAAGCAAGTTACAATATATGTCTTCAAATCATGAGGAGCCGCATCGAATACAATCGATACATCAAAAAGGGATCTGGCAAGAGGAGCGTTATGTTGGACAAGAAGAGAGTGCACGTCTATAAGCTTGGTATTCAGAGGCAGTAGCTCTCGTATCTGCGGAAGTATCTCCTTTACTTCTGTCCGAGAGAGCTTGGTTGCCATGATCTGAGAGATGAAACGAGACCACCTGGACGGCTTATTGATATCACCTGTACCCATATAATGACTGTAATAGTAAGCTTTGTTTAGAAAGCTAGAAGGACAGTCTATAATGAATCGCCATTGGGCTCTGTAGGACCTTGCACGCACCCTAGAAAAGTCAAAATTGCCGTTCACATTCCCATTCCCTTCGATTGGTGATACTTTTCGATCGTATCATCGATTTTCATATAGTCTAAACCAGCAAGATGCCGTTCTAGGCTCTCTTTATCCATAGCTCTAAGTTCATCAAGAACAGTCTTGAACAATTCCTCAATGCCGTTGACGTATGTATGTTTAGGGATATAAATACCCAAATTATTCATGTTAGTATAATCAACTACAACTACTCTTTGTTGTAATAGCTTGTCCCGTAGTCTCTCGTAAATATCCCTATTACGAATATACAGTTGCCATATCTTGTCAATCGCCCAGTAATCAGACGCATAGCTAAGATCGTTCCCGTATTCAGTTATAAGAACAAAATCAGGTGAAAAGTATTCATGGCTAAGGATACCTCTAGGCTCATATGGCCCCTGTTTCTGAGTATCTTGTGAAACACCGTCGATATTCCTAGGGGGTATAGGTCTTAAACCACCTTCGCCAATAGTCATCATTTAGCCTTGTTTTGTGTGGTAGGATAAGAAGCAAAGGCTAGATGGAACCTAGCAGGAGGCAGCCAATGCCTAGGACTATTGATATCACGAATCAAGTGTTCGGTCAATTAACCGCAATTAGACCAACAGAAGAAAGACAAAGAAGACAAGTTGTATGGGAGTGTAGTTGTACCTGTGGTAACAAATCGATATTAGTTCCCGCAAGCGCCCTTCGATCAGGTAACACTACATCATGTGGATGCTCACGCATTAGAGATATTATAGATCAACGTTTTGGCAAGCTAGTCGTAATTAGACCAACAGAAGAACGAGCTAGTGACAGATCAGTAAAGTACCTCTGTAAATGTGATTGCGGCAATTCCACACTCATTTCTAGCAGTAGCCTTCTTAAGAAGGATGGAACTAAGTCATGCGGTTGCTTAAAAACCGACATAAGAACTGATCTCACAGGACAAAGATTTGGCAGACTTACTGTTCTTAGCCCTACGAACAAGAAAAGCGACAGTCATACAAAATGGTTGTGTGTCTGTGATTGTAACAGTGATGCCATAACAGTAGTAGCTTCTAATAACCTCCAGACAGGAAATACACAATCATGCGGATGTTTGCACCTAGAAAAAGTCACTAAACACGGCGGATCAAAATTACCAGAATATCAAATCTGGTCAGCCATGATCCAACGCTGTTTAAACCCGAACAATAAGAGATACAAAGATTATGGTGGCAGAGGAATTAAGGTTTGTGATCGCTGGTTAGAATTTGAAAACTTTTACGAAGACATAGGGCCAAGACCAACACCAGAACACGTCATTGACAGAATCAACAATGATGGTCCCTATGAGAAATCAAACTGTCGTTGGGCTACTCCTTCTGAATCAGCACGCAATAAATTCCGAAATATTGACGACGTTATCATCCTAGATGACTAAGCAGCAAATCTTTCAAGTCTACGGAAGCCTTTCTCACTATCAGGTCGTCGTAAGGTTTCAGCTAACATCCTGAGTTTTGGCTTCAATGACATAAACTCAGGATCGTTACTAGAACGAAGGACTATAAAATCCTGACTCGCTCCAGGCACTGCTCCTATACCACTAGCGCTAAACATCTTAGCTACATTACGGGGCATACCTAGAGTCACTAGTAAGTTGGCGTACAAATCTCCTTGGGCAGCTGGCATAACAGG